GTGCTGCGCGCGGCGCATGCGGCGGATATGGGCCTGCAAACCGACGTGGTGCGGCTCTCTGCCGTCACGATGGCCAAGCAGGCGAAGGAGCATCCCGAGATCGCCGCCGACGAATACCGCCATGTGCAGGACGCCTTCGCACGCGGCCGCGCCATCCAGGAAGCCGACAAGGCAATGCTGTTCCTGCTGGAGGAAGAAGGCTACGTCACGGTGGTCAAGGCCACGCAAACTGGCCGGGCGGCCTTCATGACCAGCTTCCGCCGGCTGTCGAGCCGGCAGGTCAAGCGCAATGAGGAAATCCGCCGGCTACTGGCGAAGGGGCAGGAAAAATGAGTTGCGGGCGGTGGGGCCCCCCAGTCCGGTTTCCCGGCAACCCCACATGGCGCTCCGGCATCGCTGCCGTGCTACGGCCGGGGGAATGTCACCGTGTCGCGCCCGCAAAGAAAGTATAGCTGGTCTGTGATGTTATGGGAGTAGTTGTATTCATTTCGATTGCCGTCCCTGCACTTGCGCGGTATGCTGAGAAGATAATGAATCTCAGCTTAAGGGGAATATGCATGGCCGCTGATCGAACTTTGGTTGTTTCTGGAATCAATATCGTTACTCACCCGCACTCGCCGCAGGGCTACGTTGACTTGCTTAGGGCCGCGACTGCCATGCGTAAACCGGTTCAAATTCGCGGGGCACAGCACATCATGCTCGGCGAACTGCGGCCGCTAGACAGAGGAAACCCTACGGATGGATTGTTCGGCCGGGTTTATCGGTTCGATCATATCGATCCGGAATTACCCTGGTTCAACCTTGAGCGCCATCAGGAAGCCACCGAAGATGAGATGTCCGCAATAGCGATTCCCAAGGATCTCGTTCCAAACTTGGTTCTTTTCGATTTCGTCTTTTATCCCAAAGGGCACGTCCTGTACTTTGTGTCGAAAAGGGACAGGTATTCACTTTCGCCGCGTTCGCTGTACAAGTTGCTTGAGGTATTGTTCGAAACGCGGCTGATATTCGGGCGATTTGGCAAGGTCGACCTTACGATCATGCCGGACCGGCAAACATTGGCGCGCATCATGAAGCTGCACAGGCTAGCGAAGCTGACGATTGATGTTACCCGCCCAAATCCTGATGATAATTTCGATGACGATGAGGAGGTTTTTGACCGAATGAGGAATCAGGGTGCCAGGAGAGTCATGCAGGTAATGACTGCGGAGAACGGTGAATCTATCAAGCCTGACCATGAGACAGCGCAGCTAGCTAGGGTCGCAGCGCGAAACGGCAAGGTATCGGCCGTCGGTTACAAGGCGAATGGACAGAAAGTCGAGGAAACGACTGTCGACTCACCCTGGCGAGAAACCGTTGCCTATGATCCGGATCATCAACTCGCACCGGATGTATTAATAGCATTCAGCGCACAGCACCTAGTAGATGCACTTTAAACAATATTCAGGCGTCCATAAGATCCTCTCCAAATACTGGTCGGTATATGGAGGGTGGTCTGCGTTGAGCGGATCACCCTACGTGCATTGGTCTTTACTGTTTTCCCTGTTGTGCGCCGGCTACTGGTTTGATCGCGACTGGACTGGGCAGGCGTTAGGGGTGCTGCCAAATCTGCTCGGGTTCACGCTTGGCGGTTTCGCTGTGTTTCTTGGCTTCGGCGACGAGAAGTTCAGGCAATTGATCGCTGGAGGCAAGAAAGAGAGTGCTGGAAGCGACAAGTCATCGCCCTACTTGAATATGTCCGCGACCTTTCTTCACTTCGTTCTTGTGCAGGTGGCGGCACTGTTGTGGGTGATCGTCGCTGCCGGAATGCACTCTTTCTATCTGCCAATCCCTGACTCGCTGAATACTGCGGCACTGATTGTTAGAGCGTGTGGTGACGGAATCGGGTACTGGTTGTTTCTGTACAGCATCTTCTCTGCGGCTGCTGCGGCAATCGCAGTCTTTCGCACCGCGTGGTGGTTTGATTCGTGGCATGGGAATAATAAGAACGGTGCTGATCCGACGTAGTTCTTAAAGAAGGGCGCCCCATCCAGAATGGCGCCCCATCCGAACCGCTTCCCCCTGACCGCGCCGCCGTGCGCGCGCGAAGATTCGCTCCATGCCGAATCTTCGCTCCAGCCAGCATGTTGCCGTAGCCGCTCTCGCCGTCGATCTGACGGCGAGCGGTAACGCGCCCACCGAATTCCGCCTGCTGCCGCTCGGTCGTTTCAAGTCGGCCGACGGCTCCGGCCGTCCGGTCGAGGTCAGGGACGGCTGGCTGCTTGATGCGCCTGGCGCGAAAAGCATCGCCGACCTGTCGGCGCGGCGCGTTTCCAAGCGCGTCATTGATTACGAACACCAGACACTGCGCTGCGCCGACAACGGCAAGCCCGCGCCGGCATCCGGCTGGATGGGCAAGCTGGAGGCGCGCGCCGATGGTCTATGGGCTGTCGATGTCGAGTGGACGGCGCAGGCCGCCGAAATGATTGCCGACAAGCGTTACCGCTACGTCAGCCCTGTTTTTCCTTACGACAAGCGCACCGGCGAAGTGCTGGGCGTTGCCCATGCCGCACTGACCAACGATCCCGGTCTTGATGGCCTGACGGATCTCGCCGCCATGACCGCGCTGGCCAATCAGTTTTTCACCCCCCCAGAGGAGCTACCGATGAAAGATCTGCTCAAGGCGCTCGGCTTGCCCGAAACCGCCACCGAGGCCGAGGCGCTTGCCGCGCTGTCGGCCATCAAAACCACACAGGTGGGCGAGTTGGCAGCCATGAAGTCCGCCGTGCCCGACCCGGCCAAGTATGTCGAGCTCGCCACGCTCACCGCCGTGCGCGGCGAGCTGGCCACCGCCACCACCGAGCTTGCCGCACTCAAGGCCAAGACGCATGCCGACGAGGTCGACAAGGCCGTGGCCGCCGCGCTGTCCGTCGGCAAGCTCACCCCGGCGATGGAAGGCTGGGCGAAGAGTCTTGGCAAGACCGATCTGGCGGCGCTTACCGCCTACGTCGACGCTGCGCCCGTCGTGGTCAAGCCGGGCGAAACCCAAACCGGCGGCAAGCCTGCTGGCGACGGCAAATCCCATCAACACACCGATGTCGACACGGCAGTCATGAAGGCCCTGGGCCTGACCGCCGAACAGTTCGCCGCCGGTAAACTTCAGGAGGTTTAAGCAATGGCTGCTCTTACCGCTGCACGCAATACGCCGGAACGCGCCGGCGACATCCTCGGCTTTCCCGTCAAGGCGGCCGTCAAGGCAATTCAGGGCGGCATCGCCGTGCTGAATGCCGGCTATGCCGCGCCAGGCACCGCCGCCCTCAACCTGATCGCCATCGGCCGCTTCGAGGACACGGTGGATAACACCGCCGGCGCCAATGGCGCCGTGTTAGCGCCTGTCGCGCGCGGCGTCTTCAAGTTCGCCAACTCGTCAGCCGGCGACCTGATCGCCCAGGCCAATGTCGGCGCCGACTGTTTCATCGTCGATGACCAGACCGTGGCACTCACCAACGGAACAGGCACCCGTAGCCGCGCCGGCAAGATCGTCGCCGTCGATGGCGATGGCGTCTGGGTGCAGATCGGCCTCGGCGTTTAACCCTCATTCGACCTTCAGGAGATCACAACATGAAACGCATCCTCGCTATTCTTCTCACGCTGGCTGCCGGTTTGGCTGCGGCGTTTTCCGTACCGGCCCTTGCCGCGACCGACGTGTCGGTGCTGCTGCCGGCCAGCGACCTGTCGATGATCGGCCTGGCCGGCCTGACACTGACCCCGGCGGCGCTGCAATCGCTCCAGCAGGGATTCAATGCTGCCTTCAAGATGGGCCTTGGCTCTGTCAAGCCGAGCTGGCAACAGGTCGCCATGCTGATTCCATCCTCGGCCAAGACCGAAACCTATGGCTGGATGAAGGACCTGCCCGGCATGCGCGAGTGGATTGGCCAGCGCCAGATTCTCAACCTGGAAGCGGCCGGCGCGCAGCTGACCAACAAGCACTACGAGCACACCATCGGCGTCAACCGTAACGACATCGACGACGACCAGCTTGGCATCTATCAGCCGGTGTTCGCACTGCAGGGCGAGGTCGTCGCCGCACACCCGGATTCGCTGGTGTGGGGCCTGCTGCCGACCGGCTTTGCCGTCAATGGCTTCGACGGCCAGTACTTCTTCGACACCGATCACGTCGGTTACACGGCCGCCGGTGCGGAGGCTTCCTGGAGCAATACCGGCGGCGGCGCCGGCGCCCCCTGGTTCCTGATGGATTTGAGCCGCAGCTTCATGAAGCCGCTGATCTTCCAGGAGCGCAAGAAGGCCGAGTTCGTCCCGATGAACAAGTCCGACGATCCGAATGTGTTCATGGAAAACAAGCTGTTGTTCGGTGTCGATGCGCGCTACGTCGCCGGCTTTGGCTTCCACCAACTCGCCTACGGCTCCAAGGCAACGCTCGATGCGGCCAGCTTCACCGCCGCGCGCCTCGCGATCGAAACCCAGCGCAAGCCGGATGGCTCCCCGTCGCCGGTGCTGGCCACGCACCTGGTGTGCGGCCCGAGCCGCCGTGCCGAAGCCGAGGCGGTTCTGATGAAGGAGTTCCTGGCCGCCGGCGACAGCAACACGAACTACAAGGCGGTCAATCTGATCGTCAGTCCGTGGCTCGGCTAACCCAATAACCACCCGCGCAGCTGGTGCAAGTGCCGACCCCCGCCCTGGTTCGCCAGGGCGGGCCGAGGCCAAACAAATGATCCTGGCCAAGACGGGTATTCCCCACCAGGAAATGGCATTGCAAGGAGATCGAAATGGCAGACCAAAAACCGAAGATTCAGAAAATTCCCGGCCTGCGCGTGCGCGCGCTGGTCGATGGCTTTCGCCGTGGCGGCCGCGCCTGGACTACCGAGGCCCAGGACGTCGCCGCCAGCGAATTCACCAAGGCCCAGATCGCCGCCTTGAAGGATGAGGCCCGCCTGGTCGTGACGGACATCGAGATCGAAGTCCCGGCCGAGTAAGCATGACCTACGCCACCGCCGCCAACCTGCTGGAGCGCTTCGATGCCGAAGAGATCGCCCAGCGTGCCGATCGCAGCATCCCGCGCCTGGTGACAGCCGCGATGCTGGTGACGGCGGCTGGCGGTGACAGCATGGCCGGCTACACGGCGCCCGAGCAGGCGGCCGTTGCCGCCGTGCTGGCGCTGGTGAATGGCGCCCTGGCGGATGCCGACAGCGAGATCGACGGCTACGTTGCCACGCGCTACAGCGTCCCGCTCAGCCCGGTGCCGTCCATCGTCAAGCGTCTGGCCTGCGATCTGGCGCGTTACCACCTTTACGACGACCAGGCGACCGAGACCATCCAGAAGCGCCGCGATGCGGCCGTGGCCGTGCTGCGCGACATATCGGCCGGCAAGGTCAGCCTCGGCGATCCGGGCGCCGCGACGCCGCCACAGGGCGGCCTGGTCGAAATTATCAGCCCGGCCAAGGTGTTCGGCCGTCCGACAAACGGCGGGCTGCGCTGATGTCCGGTATCTCTTATCAGATCGACGATGCGCGGCTGCATGCCGGCCTACGCAACCTGATCGCGCTCGGCAGGAATGCCGGGCCGGCGATGGCGGATATCGCCGCCATTGGCGAGAGCAGCACCCGCCAGCGCTTTCGTACCGTGACCGGGCCGGATGGGCAGCGCTGGAAGCCGAGCCTGCGCGCCCGCATCACCGGCGGCCGCACGCTCACCAGGGATGGCCATCTTTCTGGCTCGATCTCCGCTCGCCACGGTCGCGACTTCGCCGAGTGGGGCGTCAACCGCATCTATGCCGCCATCCATCAGTTCGGTGGCGAAATCCGCGCCAAGGGCGGATCGCTGCGTTTTCGGCTGGCCAACGGTGGTTTTGCCACGGTGCAGAAGGTCACTATGCCGGCTCGTCCGTTCCTCGGCGTTTCCGACGACGATCGCGACGACATCCTGGACATCATCCAGGTGCGCATCCAGGGAGCCGCTCATGCTGGCTGAGTGCGAAGACGGCCTGGTCGCCCTGGTGAAAGACTCCGAACTGGGGCAACGGCTCGCTCTTGTTGCCGGGTTGCCGGAGATCGACGGCCCGGATCTGGTCAATAAGTTCAGCACCGAGGCGCCGGCAGTTTATGTGGCCCCCGGCCAGATCACGACCAGCGATGGCTCGATGTTCGTGAGCTTCAGCATCGGCTGTGTCGCCAAGAGCGCACGCGGTCAGGAGGCAGCGCGCAAGGGCGACGGTATGGCCATCGGCCTGTACCAGATCGTCGAGGGTGTCGCGGCGCTCGTCGATCGCGCCACGGCCGGCGACATCAACTGGAGCGTGACCGGCATCAACTACCTGACCGATCCGCTGCTGTCGAAAGCCGGCCTGCATGTCGCCGTTGTGATGGCGCGCTCATCCGGCGCCATCGAGATTCCGGCTGCGCTCGATGAAGCTGCCCTGTCCGCCTTCGAAACCTTCCGCGCCGATTACGACATCGAGCCGTTCGCGACCGCCGCCGAGCACGCCAAGTGGGCCAGCGATCCGCCCAACTATGCCACAACGGCCCCGGAAGTTTCCGAGACCGTCACCCTTCAACCGCAGGAGTAACGCCATGCCCCAAGTCATTGCCACCCCCATCAACGGCGCCCGCGTGCGCAAGCCCGACGGGCAGATACTCAAGGCCGAAGGCGAGCCGGTCGAACGCGATTCGTTCTGGCTGCGCCGTCAAAACGATGGCGACGTGCGTCTCGATCACCCGTCTGCCGATACGCAGCCGGCCGGCGACGACGCGGCCAACGTCACTCCCATCAAGCCGAAGAAGTAATCGGCCAGCATAGCCAATCAACCAGGAGGCCCCATGCCCGACAACATCACCTTCATGTCGATTCCCACCGACTGGCGCATTCCTGGCGCCTTTCTGGAGATCGATCACACTCGCGCGGTGCGCGGCCTGCCCAATATGGCGCGTCGCATCCTGCTGCTCGGTCAGCGCCTCGCCACCGGCAGCGTTACCGCCGGTGTATTGACTCGCGTGACCCGCGAAGCCGACGGCGTCAATTACTTCGGGCGCGGATCGATGTTGGCGCAGATGGTCCCCGCCGCCCTCAAGGTGCACCCGACAGCCGATCTGTGGGCGTTGGCGCTTGACGATCTCGGCGCGGGCGCTGCCGCCACCGGCACGCTCACCTTCGGCGGCTCGCCGACCGAGGCTGGCACGCTCAATCTCTACATCGGCGGCAAGCCGGTGCGGGTCGGCATTACGGCATCGCAAACCCCGACCGCGATCGCCAGCGCCGTGGCGGCCGCGATCAACGCGCTGACCGATCTGGCCGTTACTGCGACCTCCGCCCTGGGTGTGGTAACACTGACGGCGCGCCACAAGGGAGAGGAAGGCAACGGCATCGACGTGCGCCTCAACTACTACACCGGCGAATACACGCCCAAGGGCCTGACGGCTGCCATCGTCGCGATGACGGGTGGCACCGGCAATCCCGACGTACTGGCCGCGATCGCCGCCATGAGCACCGGCGCCTTCTATACCGTGGTAATGCCCTGGACGGATGTGGCCAACGTCACGGCGATGGAGAGCGAGCTGCAAAGCCGCTGGGGTGGCCTCGATATGCGCACCGGCCACAGTTTCGGTTTCAAGGGCGGCACCTTCGCCACCCTGTCCGCCTACGGTGCTGCGCGCAACAGCCCGCATACCACCTTCGCCGGCCTCAAGGGCTGCCCGACGCTGCCCTGGGTGGTGGCGTCGCAGTTTGCCGCCGCCGTGGAACTCTCCGGCGCGAACGATCCGGCGATCCCGTTCCGTGGCCTGGCGCTGCCCGACGTGATGGCTCCGGCAGAAGCCGACCGCTTCACCGATGCCGAGCGCAACCTGCTGCTCTACGACGGCATCAGCACCATTATCTTCGACCCATCCGGCGCGGCAATGGTCGAGCAAGTCATCACGACCTACCAGACCAATACCTTCGGCATGAATGACCGCTCGCTCCTCAAGCTCAACACCAAGTGGACGGTCGACTACATGCGTTACGTCTTCCGCTTCGCCGTGGTGCGCGATTACCCGGCCCACAAGCTGGCTGGCGACGACGTGCTGCAGCAGGTTAGCCCCGGTCAGAAGATCGCCACGCCAAAGCTGATCCGCAACACGCTGATAGCGGCGGCCGGGCAACTGGCGACGGTGGGGCTGCTCGAAGACCTGGCGCAGTTCAAGAAAGAGCTGGTCGTGCTGCGCAGTGAGGCCGACGAAAACCGCGTCAATGCGGTCATCCCGCCGAATGTCGTCAATCAGTTCGACGTGTTCGCAGCGGCCGTTCAATACATCCTCTAGGAGCTAAACGATGGCACAACTTACCGGCCGCGTGGCCATTACCGTCAGGGGCGCGCGTCTTTCCTCCAAGGAAGGCGCGACGCTCAAGTATTCGGATGTCGAGCGCGAGGGCGTTGTCGGCGATTCCGGCGTACTCGGCTTTACCGAGAAGACCGTCATTCCCGAGGTCGAGTGCGTCATCTCGCACGGCGCCCAAACCCGGCTGGCCGACTTTCAGGCCATGACTGACGAGACCGTTTCGTTCGACGCCGACACCGGCACCAGCTACGTACTGCGCAATGCCTGGTGCGTCGGCGCGCTGGAGCTGTCGAAGGGCGAGGTCAAGCTGCGCTTCCAGGGCATGAAGTGCGAAGAGGTCGGCGCATGAAGACCGTCACGGGCAACCTCCCCAACGGCCTGGTGATAGACGGAATGGCGCATCGCGACTTCGAGATGCGTGAGGCATCGGTCGGCGACATGTTCGACGCCGAGGGTGAAGCCGACGTCATGCGACCGCTCACCTTCAATGGACAGATGATGCTGCGACAACTGGTTTCCGTCGGCACTTTCACCGGGCCGTTCACGATGGGCATGCTGCGCAGCCTCAAGCCCGCCGATTACCGCACCTTGCGCGGCAAGCAGATGGAACTGGAATCGGAGGGGGAAGCTGGCGGGGGCGGCGGGAGCGCAGAACAAGCTTCCTGAACAAGGTGCTGCTGCTGGCCCTCAAAACGGGCTGGAGCCGCGCCGAGATCCTGTCGCTCCCGGCAGACGAGTTCATTCACTACCTGGAAGTTCTAACCAAGGCAAAGAGCGATGGGCAGTAGCAACCGAGATCTATCACTGGCGCTGCGTCTTTATACCGACGCGGCGCGCTTCGTTTCCGGCCTGTCCCAGGCCGAGGGCGGGGTGCGCCGGTTCGGGCAGACAGCGAAGCGCGAGTTCGACGCGCTCAAGGGCGCGCTCGGATCGATCCAGGGGCAGCTTGCCGCACTGGGGGTGTCGGTCGGCATGGTGGCCGCCCTGGCGCAATCGGCTCGCATGGACAAGGGACTGACGCAGATCGGCCAGACCGCCGGCATGTCGAAGAAAGAAGTTGCCGAGCTGCGCGGCGAGCTGTTCCGCATGGCCGGCGATACCGGCCAGATTGTCGACGACTTGCAGCAGGGCTTCAACAACGCCGTGCAGTCCGGCCTGAACTTCCGCGAGGCACTGCCGGTGATCGACGCGACCAACAAGGCGATGGCCGTTACCGGCGCCAATGCCGACCAACTGACCGCCGGCCTGACCGTCGCCGCCCAGGCGTTCCAGTTCGACCTGGCCAAACCCGGCATGGCGCTTACGCTGCTCGACAAGATGACGATCGCCGGCCGCCAGGGCAATGCCGAGCTGCAAAACCTTTCCGCCATATTCGCGCGCGTCGGCGTCAATGCAGCGAGCGCCGGGTTGAGCTTCGACCAGACGCTTGGCTTCATCGAGTCGCTGTCGCTGGTCGAGCGCGCGCCGGAGCGCCTGGCCACGCTGGCCGACTCGACGCTGCGCCTGTTCACAAATCTCAATTACATGAAGGAAGCGGCGCAGGCGACGAACGTCCGTTTCTTCGAGAAGGATGGTTCGCGCCGCGATCCCGTCGCCGCGCTGCGCGACGTGAAGAAGGAATACGACAAGCTCAAGACGGACAAGGATCGCGCCCTCTATATGCAGAAGGCGTTCGGCAAGGCCGACCTCGACACCATCAAGGGCCTGCGCACCTTGCTCGGCGGCGACATGCTGGACAAGGTCGGCGAGTTTTCCAAAGCCATCGGCGGCGCCAGCGGCACCATCGAGAAAAACCTGCCCGATGCAATCAGTAACGCGATCGATCAGACCGGCCGGCTGAAGGCCGAGCTGCGCAATGCTGCCGATGGTTTCGCCAAGCCGATCAACGATGCCTTCCAGAACATGGTCAAGTTCGGTCTCGACAAGAAGTCAAACGGCGGGATGGGGTTATCCGGTGGCGAGATCATCGGCGGCGGTACCGCGATTGCCCTGGGCACGCTGGCCGCCGCGCGTTACGGTGGAATGGCGATCGGTGGGCTGGCCAAGCGCTTCGGCGGCACGGCCGCCGGCGTGGCCGAAGGCAAGGCGCTGGAAACTGCCGCCGGTGTGACGCCGGTTTTCGTGGTCAACTTTCCCGCATCGCTGGGCGGTTCCACTGTCGGCGAGATTGCGGCCACGGCGGCCGGTGGTGCCGCCGGCGCGGGTACGGCCGGCAAGGTAGCGAGCCGCGCCAAGTCGCTGGCTGTGCTGATGGGCGGCCTACCGCTTTCCGTCTGGGGGTCGATGGGCGCGGCTGGACTGGCCACCGCCGGCGCTGGAGTGCTGGCGGCCGGGGGCGCGGGTTACGCGGTCGGTACCGGGATAAATAAGACGCTCATTGAAGGCGCGGCCGTGGGCGACAAGATCGGCGAGGGCGTGGCCAGGGTGCTGGCATTATTCGGCAATGAAGAGGCGCGCCGCGCGGTCGAGATCAGCGATAAATTGCGGGAGGCGAAGATCGGCGGCGAGGTACGCATCCGTCTCGACCAGGACGGTCGCGTTTCTTCATTGTCGGCCTATTCGGATAATCGCGACGTGCCGCTGTCGGTCGATGGCGGCATGATGATGATGGCGCCATGAACCAAGCCACCTGGCGCCAGCAGCTACAGCGAGCCAGTTTCCGGGGCGTGCCCTTCTACGTGAAGAGCGCGGATACCGAGGAAGGTCGGCGCGGCGTGCTGCATGAATACCCGCTGCGTGACGATCCCTACGTTGAGGACATGGGGCGCAAGGCTGGAGAGTTCAGCCTGGAAGCCTTTGTCGTCGGCGACGACTATTTCAAGGCCCGCGATGCCCTGCGCGCTGCGCTGAAACAACCCGGCCCCGGCGAGCTGATCCATCCGACCCTTGGTCGCATGCAGGTGTCGCTGGTGGCCAGCTACCGCTTCGTCGAATCGCTGGTTGATGAGGGTGGCGTGGCGCGCTTTTCGCTGCGCTTCACCGAGTCCCAGCCGAATCAGCAGCCGACCGCCGACACCAACACCGCCGCCGTGGTTGATGCCCAGGCCGATGCGGCGATGGGCCAGTGCTGCGCCGAGTTCGACGATACCTTCTCTCTCGATGGCTTGCCCGAGTTCGCGGCTGCCGATGCGATGGCGCTGCTGACCGATGCGACGAAAGCCATCGAGGCGGCGCGGGCCGGCCTGATGCCCGACCTGACGGTGGTCGGCGAATTCTCCGGCGCGGTGTCGCGCTTCACGTCGTCGCTGTCGTCGCTGATCATGGCGCCGGTGACGCTGGCCAATCAAGTCTTCGGTCTGACGGCAGGCTTGCGCGCCGCGCTGTTGCGCCCTGCCAGTGCCGTGACGGCGCTGTTCAAGTTTTTCAACCGCGAATCGACGCGCCCGCCGATCCCCGCGACGACACCGAACCGCCGCACGCAAGCGGCCAATCGCACGGCCATCGAGGCGCTGGTGCGCCGCTCGGCCGTGATCGAGGCAGCACGGGCGGCCGCCCGCGTCGACTTCGCGGCGCCGGTCACTGCCGGTGCGCCGCGCATTGCTTACCAGCAGGCCGTCGCGCTGCGCGAGCAACTGGCGGACGCACTGGAAGACGAGGCCGCGACCGGCTCGGTCGCAACCTTCAGTGCGCTGATGGATCTGCGTGCCGCCGTGGTGCGCGACATCACCGCGCGCGGCGCCGACCTGCCGCGCCTGGTGGCGATCTCGATGCCGGCCACTCTGCCGGCGCTGGTCGTGGCCTATCTGGCCTTCGGCGATGCGACGCGCGCCGCCGAGATCGTCGCGCGCAACGCCATCATCATCCGCCATCCCGGCTTCGTACCTGGTGGCATTCCGCTGGAGGCGCTGGCATGAAGGCTGAACTCTATGTCGGCGAGACGATCTTTGGCGGCTGGCAGCGCGTGTCTGTAACGCGCTCCATCGAGCAGATCGCCAACAGCTTCGAGCTGGAAGTGACCGAGCGCTGGCCGGGTCAGTCGGACAGCCGGCCGATCCGCCCCGGCGAGAAATGCACGCTCAAGCTGGATGGTTCCGTTCTCATCACCGGCTACGTCGACGATATCGATGTCTCCTATGACAAGCAGGCGCATGGCCTGTCGGTGCGCGGCCGCGATGCCACCGGCGACCTGGTCGATTGCTCGGCGATCCATAAGACCGGGCAGTGGAAAAACGTGCCGCTGAATCGCATCGCCAGCGACCTGTGCGCACCCTTCGGCATCAAGGTGAAGACCGAGACCGATGTCGGCGACCCGTTTCCCAGCTTCAAGATCGAGCCGGGCGAGACGGCGTTCGAGTGCATCGAGCGCGCGGCACGCCTCAAGGCCGTGTTGCTGATCGCCGATGGCGAAGGCGGCCTGGTCATCACCCGCGCCTGCAAGGTGCGCAGCGAAATGGCGCTGGTCGAGGGGCAGAACATTCTCTCCGCGCGCGGCAGCTTCAGTTGGAAGGAACGTTTTTCGACGTACACCGTCAAGGGTCACGACCGGCTCGATCATGACGCGGAGGCGGTGGACAAGCATGTCGCACCCTCGGCCACGGTCACCGACGACAGTATCACGCGTTACCGGCCGCGCATCGTGCTGGCCGATGACCACGGCAACAAGACGCGTTTTCGTGATCGCGCCGAGTGGGAAAAGAACGTGCGCATGGGACGCGGGCTGCGCGGCTCGATCACGGTGCAAGGCTGGACGGATGATGCCGGCAAGCTGTGGCAGCCGAATACGCTGGTCACCGTGACGTCGCCGCTGCTGTACCTGAAGGAAGCGGAGATGCTGATCGTCGGCTGTATGTACACGCTTGACGATGGCGGCTCGCGCACGGCGCTGTCGATCGCGCGCCGCGAAGCCTTCGATCTGGTCGCCGGCATCGGAAAATCGAAGCTCTTCAAGAAGATCAACACCAAGGAAGAGAAGGAAAAGAAACAGAAGGCGAGCGACGATTGGAGCGCACTGTGAGCCGGGAACTGTTCAAGGCACTCGCGCCGCTGGCCCGCCGCATTCGCCTGATGGCGGGGCGGGCGATTTTGACGCTGGTGAATGACGCTACCAAGTTGCAGGGCGTGCAGGTCAAGCTGCTCGACGGCGAGGTGTGCGACAACGTCGACCGCGTGCAGCACTACGGATTCACGTCGGTGCCGCTGCCGGGCGCCGAGGGCATTTATCTGGCGCTGGGCGGCAGTCGCGATAACGGTGTCATCATCGCCGACGACGACCGTCGTTACCGCATCAAGGGTCTGCAAGGCGGCGAGGTGGCGATCTACACCGACGAGGGCGACAGCATCATCCTCAAGCGCGGCCATGTGATCGAGGTGGCCACCCAGACGCTGAACGTGAACGCCGCCACGGTGGTGAATATCACCACGCCGACCGTAAACATGAGCGGCGATCTGAACGTCGCCGGCGACATCGTTGCTCAGGGTGACATCTCCGATCATGGCAACAAGAGCATGGCCGGGATGCGCCAAACCTACAACGCGCACACCCATAGCGATCCGCAAGGCGGCAGCGTGTCGCTGCCGACGGGGCAAATGTAATGAGCGATATCCGCACCCAGTTCATCAGCTTCGAGCAGGGCGCCGACTGGCTGCTGCAAGCGCCCAGCCTGGCCGGCGACGGCGGACTCGACACGGCCGTGATTCTTTCTCTCTTCACCGATGCGCGCGCTAGAGATGGCGACGACACGCCGGCGCCGGATGATCTGCGCGGTTGGTGGGGCGACGGCTATGCGGCGAAGACGGGCGACCGCTTTGGCTCGCGCCTGTGGCTGCTCGGCCGCCGCAAGCAGCTGCCGTCGGTGCTGGCCGAAGCGAAGGGCTACGCCGAAGAGGCGCTGGCCTGGCTGATCAAGGATGGTATCGCCAGCCGCGTTGAGGTCGATGCCTTCATTCCCCGCGACGAGATGCTCGGGCTGGCGATCGCGATCACGCGGCCGAACGGTCAGCCGGTGCGCTATCGCTTCGAGGCCCTGTGGGCATCCTTATAGAGAGACCAGCATGGCATTCACCCGCCCCGATCTTCCGACCCTGATCAACCGCGCCGAAGCGGACATCGAGACCCGCTTGCCGGGCGCCGATGCCCGCCTGCGCCGCTCCAACCTCAACGTACTGGCGCGCGTGCATTCCGGCGCCGCGCACGGCCTCTACGGCTACCTGGAATGGATCTCGCGCCAGGTCATCATCGACACCGCCGACGGCGACATTCTGGAGCGTCATGCCTCGATCTGGGGCGTGGAGCGCAAGGCCGCCTCGCCGGCCGTCGGCAACATCACGGTGAGCGGCACCAGCGGCGCGATCATCCCGGCCGATTCGACGCTGGCTCGATCCGACGGCGCGCAATACACGACCGATGCCGAGGCGACGGTCGCCGGCGGCACGGCCACGATTGCCGTTACCGCCGTCGAGGGCGGACAAGCCGGTAACGCGGCGGCGGCATCGTCGCTGAGTTTCGACACGCCGATCACTGGCGTTTCGGCAAGCGCGACGGTGGATGCCGCTGCCCTCACCGGCGGCGCCGACATCGAGGTGGACGACGATCTGCGCGCCCGCCTGCTCGCCCGCATCCAGACGCCGCCGCACGGCGGTGCTGCGCATGACTACATCGCCTGGGCGCTGGAAGTGGCGGGTGTTACGCGCGCCTGGGTGTATCCCGCCGAACTTGGCCTGGGCACCATCACCGTGCGCTTCGTGCGCGACGACGACGCAAGCCTGATCCCGGACGCCGCCGAAGTAGCGGCAGTGCAGGCGTATATCGATGGCCTGCGGCCGGTGACGGCGGGCGTCACGGTGGCCGCACCCATCGCCGTGACGCTTAACTTCACCATCGACATCACGCCGGACACCGCCGCGATCCGCGCCGCCATCGAGGCCGAATTGCGCGACCTGCTGCGGCGTGAGGCCGAGCCAGGCGCCACGATCCTGCTGTCGCACATCCGCGAGGCGGTCTCGCTAGCTACCGGAGAATCCGATCACATCCTCACCGTGCCGGCCGCGAACGTCACGCACACCACCGGCCAGATGGCCACCTTCGGGGCGATCACATGGGCATGACGTCGTCTGATTACCTGGCCCAGATCCAGGCGCTGCTGCCGCAAGGCCCGGCCTGGCCGCGCGAGGCCGATGCGGCGCTCACGCAGTTGCTCGCCGCCTGGGCCGATGAACTGGCCCGCGTCGATGGCCGCGCCGCCGATCTTATCGAGGAAGCCGACCCGCGCACCACGGCCGAGCTGCTCGCCGACTGGGAGCGCGTTGCCGGCCTGCCCGATCCCTGTGTCGAGGCGCTTGTCGGCACGCAGGCCACCGCGCAACGCCGCGCCGCGCTGGTGGCCAAGCTCACCACCATCGGCGGACAGAGCGCCGCCTACTACATCGCCCTGGCGGCGAGCCTGGGCTACGCGATCACCGTCACCGAGTTCGATCTGCACGACGTCGAAGACAACGTCGAGCATCCGCTCACCGGCACGCCCTGGCAGTTCGCCTGGCAGGTGAATGCTGCCGAAGACACCGTCGGCGTGCTCACCGTTACCGATACCGTTGAAGACCCCCTCGCGTGGTGGGGCAACGAGCTGCTGGAGTGCGTTATCAGCCGGCTTAAGCCCGCCCATACGCACGTTTTATTCGCCTACACCTAAGAAGGAGATTATATGGATCGCACATTCGAATCCGGTGCCGCCGGCAGCCCGCCCAGCGCTCCGGCCAGCCCCTCCAGCGGCTATCCGACGGCGGGCAACCCGCAGGCCGCCACGCCGGCCACCAAGCCGGGGCCGTGGTGGTATCACATGATGACCGAGGAGCTGCGCGCCGTGATCGTCGCTGCCGGCTTGACGCCAGACCATACCGACGTGACGCAGCTGTCGCAGGCCATCCAGGCGCTGTTCATCGCCAACCAGAAGGCCGTCGTCATCAACGGCGCCGTTTTCGAGGCTTCGGTTACCAATGGCGAAGTCGTGCGCTGGGATGCCGCCAACAACCGCTTCGACGAGGCGATCGCCGACGGCACGGCCAACAACCACGCTGTCGGTGTCGCCGACGTCACGAACAGCAAGGTCTACCTCTATGGCGAATGCCCGCTCTTCACCGGCTTGACGCCAGGGGCGCGTTACTACCTCTCTGCTGGTACGCTTGGCGCAATCACCACGACAGCGCCGCTCGATACTGTGATGATCGGCATCGCGAAGAGCGCTACAACGCTGTGGGTTGATGTGGATGCTGCGCCGGCGCAGCAGGGTGTCGAGGTCGGATCTGTCATTTTCGTTGCAAAAAACACTGCCCCGACAGGCTATCTCAAGGCCAACGGAGCTGCAGTTTCGCGCACGACCTACGCGGCGCTGTTCGCAGCAATCGACACTACATTCGGCGCCGGTGACGGTTCGACCACATTCACTCTGCCCGACCTGCGCGGTGAGTTTGTTAGGGGATGGGATGATGGCAGAGGAGTGGATTCTGGCCGCGCGTTCGGGAGTTCTCAAGCAGACGACTTTAAAAGCCATAGCCACAATATTCCATATTCAGATGGATATTCACTTACGAACCTGACTGCCGAGAGGTCTGGGGTTCAGGATGGTACATACCCAACGTCAGTCGCGGGTGGCACCGAAACTCGCCCGCGTAACGTCGCCCTGCTTTCGTGTATCAAGTATTGATCGGAGATCTCCCTATGAAAAACGTTTGTCAATTGGACTCTCACGGGTATTTTGTCAATGTGGTTGTTGCAGATTCGTCGCCACTTGAAGCTGGTGTGTTTTTAATCCCCGGCGGAGCAATCGATGCACCACCACCTTCCGTTCCGGATGGCATGCGTGCCAAGTGGAACGGAAGCCGCTTCGATATGGAGGATATCCCGCAGCCAGTCATTCCGCCTGCGCCGACTCTCGACGAGCTAAAGGCTGCGAAGAACGCCGAGATCAACCTCGCCCGTGCCGCCGCGAACACCAGCACCTTCGCCCACGGCGGCAAGACCTTCTCCTGTGACCAACTCTCGCGTGGCGACATCGACGGCGTGAATGGCTACGTGGCGCTCTTCGGCGCGCTGCCGCCTGAGTTCCCTGGTGCCTGGAAGGCGATTGACAACAGCTATCATCCGATCGCCGACGTCGCCGCCTGGAAGGCGTTTTATGCCTCGATGGTGGCCGCCGGCTCGGCGAATTTTGTGCACGCGCAGACGCTCAAGGCGCAGCTCGCGGCGGCGACCACGCCGGCAGCGGTGGCGGCCATCGTCTGGACGCCATGAAGATCGCCCTCATCTTCGGCGCCCCCGGCAAGCTGTCCGCCGACCTCGCGGAGTACTTCACCCACTGTCGTGTCTATCACATCTGCTTCGTATGCGAGGAATCCGGCTGGGCCTATGACCAGCACTTGCTATTCCGGCGTTTTCGCTGGGATGGCCACTACAAGCCGGATCTGGTCGAGTTGCATGAGTGCCCGTTCGAGATCACCGAGGATGAGCTGCGCGAAGAAATGCTCGGCGACATCGACGCCATCTGCAATAGCGATGGCTCGCTGTGGGTGCGGCTCTTGCGCACACTCTACGGCTTCCGCGACTACGCGGCATGGGCGTTGCGTCCGCTCTATCACGCCATCGGCAAGAGCACGCCGAACTACGGCGGCAGGGTCTGCAGCGGCCGTATTCGCGACATGGGTGCGGCGCGCGGTTTCCATGCGCTCGGCACGATGTTCGATGCCGAGCCGAGCCCGTGCGACTGGGCGAGATGGTTTGCCGCCCAAGATATAAATTAAAGACGGCGCGACCGGATGGGTGGTGGAACACCCAACCGGCCGCCGCCCGCAGAAGCAACCTGCGTTAAAGCCAAAGGCGCCGCCACCGTGCACACGGCGTTACAAGGCTACCACGCGAATGACATGAGACTTGGAAACGATACGATGCGGTAAGTGCAACAGAAAGCTGGCCGAGGCTGAATTCAGTCACCTGGCCATCATGTGTCCCCGCTGCGGGACGCTCAATGTAGTGAAGGCCAAGAGCCTCAAAACCGAGCGCCATCGAGCGTCAAACCGAAAGGAAACGACCGATGGCAACCAAAACCCGCAAGACGCTCTTTAACAATGAACACGTCAGCCTTCCCGGCGCCGATCTCTACAGGGGCGACTGCTTGGCGGTTCTGCCCATCCTTGCTGGTCCCTTCGATGCTGTGGTGACCGACCCGCCTTACAGCTCTGGAGGGCAGTCGAAGGGCGACCGCGCCAGATCGACGGGCGACAAGTATCTCAACAACGGCGCGGCCAAGTACCCTGACTTCCTCGGCGATACCAAGGACCAGCGCAGCTACTTGCACTGGTCTGCGCTCTGGATGAGTCTGTGCATGGAGCGCATGGCTGCCGGCGGCCTGATGATCGTCTTCTCGGACTGGCGCCAGCTCCCCGTTACAACCGACGCCATGCAGGCTGCCGGAGTAACGTGGCGCGGGGTGGCGGTCTGGGATAAGACCGCCACCCCGCCCCTACAAGGGCGGCTTCCGCAGCCAAGCGGAATACATCGTCTGGGGCAGCAAGGGGCCGCTTCAGGGCACCCGTTACTCGCCGGGTGTGTTCCGTGTCAATCCGCTGGCCGGTGGCAAGCTGCACCAGGTAGGCAAGCCGCTCCCCCTGATGGAGGATTTGGTGGCTGCCTGTGGGCCTAGAATCCTCGACCCGTTCATGGGGTCGGCAACCACTGGCGTAGCGGCTTTAGCCCAGGGCAAACAGTTCGTCGGGATCGAGGCCAGCGAGCATTACTTCCAAGTCGCCGTGGAGCGGCTTGGCGGCAGTGCCAAAAGTCGCGCAAAATAGTGCCAAAACGCGCGCGCGCTTACAACAGGGGCGAATTGATGAAATTATTCTATAAGTCCAGATGGTCAACGCGGGCCACCCTGCATCAACCTCTGGACTAGCGTAGTTCCGATCATCCCGAAAAGCAAAAAGCCATCCCGAAGAATGGCCAAGGGATGGCTTAAGTGCTTGATGAATCTTGGCTCCTCGACCTGGACTCGAACCAGGGACCTGCGGATTAACAGTCCGACGCTCTACCAACTGAGCTATCGAGGAATGATGAGGCGCGAATGATATGGATTTCTGCCACTCGCGTCAACGCCAGGACTACCATTTATCGCCCTTTTCGCGTATTTCAGGCTACTCCGCCCTGCCCCTGATTGCCCCGGTGATCCGCCAGGATGGATGCCACGGACAGGGTGAGTTTCTTCACGTAGTCTAGATGCAGAAATTCGTTGGGCCCGTGGGCGTTGGCGTTGGGGCCAAGCACCCCGGTGACGAGGAACTGGGTGCCGGGGAAGCGCTCGCCGAGCAGGCCCATGAACGGGATGCTGCCGCCGGTTCCCTTGTACACCGCATCACGGCCGAAAACGCATTGTGATGCTGCCTGCATGGATTGTTCCAGCCAGGGTTGCAGGGGCGGAGCATTCCAGCCGCCCAGCGAGCCTGAAACCGTGAAGGATACTTTCGCGCCGTAGGGCGGGTCAGCTTCCAGCTCCTGCTTGACGGCCTGCGCCGCGGCGGCCGGGTCGGTCGTCGGCGGCAGACGCAGCGACAATTTGACGGCCACGCCGGGCAGCAGCACGTTGCCGGCATCCTTGAGAGCGGGCAGGCCTTCCGCGCCCGTCACTGTCAGGGAAGGGCGCCAGGTGTTGTTGAGGAGCAATTCCAGGGGCGTGTGGCTGATCGGCTCGACGCCATCGATGAACGGCATCTTGCGGTAGGTCATGTCGCCGAGTTTTTCAGCGGCGGCCTGGGCCTGCACTTGCCGATCCGCGGGGATGGGCGCGTACAGCGCATCGATCAGTAACTCGCCGGTCGTTTCGTTTTCGATGCGGCTCAGCAAGCTGCGCAGGACGCGGAAAGGCGACGGCGCGACACCGGTACCGGCGCCGGAATGTACGCCTTCATTCAATACCTCGACACGCAGGGTACCGGTCAGGTTGCCGCGCAGGGAGGTGGTACACCACAGCTCGTCGTAGCTACCGCACTCGGCGTCGAGGCAGATCACCAGGTCCGGCGTACCGATGCGGTCCTTGAGGGCTTCGACGTAATAGGGCAGGTCGGCGCTGCCGCTTTCCTCACAGCTTTCGATGAGGACGACGCAGCGGGAATGGGCGACCGCCTGCTCCTGCAGCGCGCGAATTGCCGCCAGTGATGAAAAGATCGCGTAGCCGTCATCGGCACCACCGCGGCCGTAGAGCCGCCCGTCGCGGATCACAGGCTGCCACGGCCCGAGTCCTTCCGACCAGCCAGTGAACTCGGGCTGCTTGTCGAGGTGGCCGTACATCAACACCCTACCCGCAGTGCCGCCGACGCCTGGCGTACCATCGATTTCGCACAGCAGCACGGGAGTGCGGCCGGCATGGCGCACGATTTCGACTTTCATGCCCTGCACCGGCTGCTGGCGGCACCAGTCGGCCATCAGCACGGCGGCCTGATCCAGGTAGCCGTGCTTCTCCCAATCCGTGTCAAAGCCGGGCGACTTGCAGGGGATGCGGATGTAGTCTTCGAGGCACGGGATGATGGACTCATCCCAGAGCTGATTGATCTGCTGGCGGGCGCGACCGTGGTTCATGAAATCATCCAGGGTAATTAATCAGGAAAACATGGCCTATTGATATTTCCTTAAAACATGACAACCTTTGATCATCTGAAGCGTTGTATCTCCAAGGGTGATATTGGAGAATATTGTCATGGCACAAAAGCGGTTGAGCGAAGCAACAAAGAAGCGATTGAAG